TGACCAATTTATAAATAATTTTCTTTTCATAATTTAAAATATATATCTAATTTTATTCCAAGGTATTACATTATCATGTACTTTAGTAAACGATTCAATAAATCCTTGTTTTAATACTCTTTTATATCTAATATTTTTTCCTCCAAATTCAGAAGTTTTCTCTTCTTGTATATCAGGCTGCCATAAATCTTTTTCTGTGTTAGGATTTTTTAATAAATTTCTATAATGTTTATTTTCATTATGTGTTAAAAATATACACTCTGCTAATACATTATTTTCATCTCTAACATTATTATTTATTAAAGCAAAGAGTTCTTCATAATCATCTAACCATCCTTCATATACAATAATAGGACTAAAATTAAGATGTACTTCATATCCTGCTTTTTTAAATTCATCTATTGCTTGTATTCTTTCTAATATAGTAGAGGTATTTGGTTCATGTATTTTTCTTTTATGTTCAGGCATTAAACTGAATCTAATTCTTATTTTTTCTTTAGGATTGTACTTAAGTAGTTCTGGATTGACATATTTAGTTGCAAAGCTTGCCATTGCTTTATCATGATTTTTAAAAAAATTAAATATTCTTTTCCATTCATGATATTTAAGATGAAGAGCAAAATCTTCATTGCAACCTATATCATAAGTAATATATTTAGGATGTGTTTGATTTGGTTTTTCTATTTCTAATTGTGCAAATATAGCGTGATTGTTTATTTCTGTTAAAATTTGGTTGGTGTTTTTAGCTATAGATAATCCTTCAGGCTTATGCCTTTTCATATAGCAATACGAACAATTGTATAAACATCCCCAGCCAAAACTAGGAGATATAAAGTCTGTAGACCTGCCTGATGGGCGGATCTTCAGACTTTTTCTAATATCTCTTGTTATTACTGTCATATTTTGAATTCTTCAAAAGTATCATAGTCTTGAGCTTCCATATCAGCATCAAAATCTGATCCTGATATAGCATGGCTAAAAATTCCTGCAGAGTCTGGTCCAGGCATTATTGTAGCATTACCATGTTTATCTGTCCAATTTTTATCCATTTGATGTAAACCAGATTGACTTAATAGTTCTGCAGTCATAAATTCATGAAACTTAACTTGATCACTCATCCATGTTCTTGGGTGAGATTTCTTAAAAGCATGTGTAACATGATTATAAAATGTCCATGCATTATTAAGAGAAGCATGATAATTATATGATGGATCTTTCATTTCCGCTTTAATAATAGAAACTTGTGACGCATCTACAATTTCTTCATCTAAAAATAATCTACCCACTAATTCAGCTTGTTGTTTCTTAGGTAAGTATATACTTCTCATTTTATTCTTATCATCAATTAACTTGGTATAGTACTTATTAGCTGATTTAATTTGTGAACTTATTTGAGTATGAATATCATGATCTGCTTTACCTGTATGTTTTCTAGCATAGTTTGCCATGTCTCCACATAACATTCCATTACTACATACATTTACGAAAGCTCCTACAGCACACTGAAACCGTGTACTTTTATCATAAGAGTTTGTCCAAGCAAACATCATTCCCATTTCTTCATCTTCAGTAGAAGCAAGGTGATATACTCCTTGTGCTACTTTAGCATTCATATTTGCTCTGTAAAGTTCTTGTGTGATCGTGAAACCACTTTTGTCTAATAGAGTTTTAGTAACATCTATGACATCTTTATGAGGAATAACTGTATAAGTTTTTCCATGACTTGGTAGTGGTGCTGCCACTAGCATGTCTCTTGTAGTAGTTGTTGGTCTTGTGTATCCCATTTTTATTAGTTTTAATTTGCCAGAGGAGGGTCATGCACGAATGGATACCTTGACCCCCTTGGACTTATTATAATTTGCCAGAATGGAGAGAATTTTGTGTTCAGAACGACCCGGTATGTTCTTATTAACTCATCTCTCACTATAACTCTGGACTTATTGCAAATATAATAATAAATTCTATTCAAACAACAATAATTGGTCACTTTTTATACCAATTATGTTATTTATTTCTTTCTCAATTGCATTTAAGTAATATTTCTCATTAATGTCATAGTCTGACCACTTTTTATTTTCTATTTTATTCATTACAGTTTGAACCCATTGCCCAGATTCTAATTGTATTTCTCTTAAATCATTTTTATTTATCTTTACGATCTTACAACCTTTATTTGAAATGTAATATCTATTTATTTTTTGTAATTCATCTTGTTTAGCAATTCCATCTTTAACATATATAGCATGTTGTCTCCATGCTCCTTTAGATTTACCTCCTATACAATAATCAAGAATATTTCTATTATGTTTTAATGTATGTTCTGGTAAAGTTCCATCTACAAAATATGCATACAATGCTTTTGGAATGATCAGTTTAGACTTATTTTTATGAAGAGCTAACCCTTCAAATTCAAATCTACCCTTACACTTAGCTTTATTATTGCTATCTACTGCTATATAATTATTAACATCAGCTAATACTAGTTTATTGTATTGATCATGTTCAAGATTAAGACCGGTTATTTCCTCCCACTCTTTACATACTTCCATATATTGAGGTATATATTCCCTAGGGATTATAGTCTCAACACCATCAGTATTTTGCATTAAAGCAACAGCATCTGGTATTCTGGTCATAATCATCTCATATAACATCATTAGTGTAAGTTGACCATTAACAGTAATAAACATAGTAAACTGCGGATCATATAGAAAAGAGTTCTTATCATTACTCAACCCGTAAGTTGAGTTTAAGATAATTTTATATACATAGTTCATAGGATCACTCTTTGGTATTTTCTTTCTTTCATCAAAGAACCATTTATATAATTCACAAAACTTTTCTTTAGGAATATGTGCAGGAGAATAGTTATTAACAATAGCTAAATTTGGATAAAAAGATGTAACATCTGACGACATTATAACTCTCTCAGTATCAGACTCATACACTCCAGGTTTAGTAGCACCATGGGCACCACCTAATCCAAAATCAGTTTTTACACCTTTATATTTTACAGAAGATTTAAACCCTCCTTTAGTATAGTTAGGATTTATTTCTACTGTTTTAAACTTTTCTAATAAAGTTTTAAATTCAGGTGTTTCAAATTTAATATAGTCTAATATAAGATCATTAACTTTAATTACATTTCTAAATGTTCTTAACTTTTTAACTTCATACCGTGGTATATTTAGCTCTTTACTAAGATAATAAGCAAAAATTTCTTTACTTATTCTTGGTTCAGATGCACTAAATAGATTTATAGCATATTTTTCTGTTAAGTTTTTTCTTAATGCGATTAAAGGTTTACATCTATTAAAGATCTCTTTAGTTGCTTCTACATCATTAATACAATATTCAATAACTAAATCTAATTGATCTTGTGTTTCTATTAATGTCTCATGATGTATGGGCATATCTAAAATATTATCCCAATCCATAGTGTATTCTATCCACTTAAGACTAGATCTTTTAGCCATGTTATCCCAATGGTTTAATTTAAATACATCTATTTGTTTAATAGACATATGCCATTCAGGAAACTCTTGAAATTCATGGGCATTACTTTTTTCTATACATTTTTGTGCACAACCATAAATTTCTTCAGCAATGGATTCACCATCCATGAGTTTTAAATTCTCATAATCTTTTATTATATAATGAGTGATCTGTGCATCAAATGCTAATCCATTGTAGGATATATGCCACTCTTTATTCCGTATATTTTCTTTTAAGAATTCTATGAACTTATCAAAATCATTCTGTAGTTTACATATTGAAAAGATTTTAGTCTCTTCAGTTTTGTAATGTGTAAATACACCCACAAAACAATTAGATAATGTTTCATAATCCATTACCCAATGATTCATATAATTTAATTTAAAAAAAAAGGGAGCTGTCACACAAACCAACTCCCTTTCCAGAAACACGTATTAACAACATGATTCATCATGAAAACAATAGTCATTTATGGCTGACTAAACCTAGGCTTTTGGCATTTCTTTTACAATAGCCGGTTTTTCTGGAACGAATAATTTCTTATTAGGATCTTCTTCTTCCATTGCTCCATCAATTATAGAGTTATAATCAAATTCTTTTGCATTAACTGCAAATGATTCAATAAAACCTTTAATTTCTTCAGGAGTAATAATATAAAATTCAGAAAACGTATCAACTAATCTTCTTTCTTCTTTTACTTGTTTTCCATTTGGTCTTGTATTTTTATTTTTTACATATACAACATCTCCATTATCATCTAATTTAGGAACAAAATGATAACTTTGTTTCATAATTTTTGTGATAACAGCAAGAATTTTATCATTTACTGAGAATATGCATTCTACATATGGACAATCTTGAGTAATAGGAATCATTTTAAATGATCTTGCTACACCTTGAAAGTCAACTGAATTAATAAGGATCATAT